AATCAATTATTGAGTTACGAGTAAAGATTCTGCGACTTCATCTAGGAGGTGCCAGTTTTGGGGGTCGCGGAAGTCCATGGCAGACGAGTTGCAGGCACGGCTTAATTGTTCGCGGCGCGTGTACGTTGTGCCTTTTCGCGCGCCGATCTCTACGCGCGTAAAAAAAATAAACTCGTCAGTATCCGGCAGGTGAACGGCTAGCACATCAAATGCCGTCTCAGAATACCGGGAGTTGTCCGTTTTGAGAAAGCCTACCGTATATCGGAGCTTCCCACCTATCATGACAAGTTGCGCCATGCGTGTCTGGACAACGACTCCGCGGGCCTGCCAACGACGCTTGATGACGTGGTCAAAATCTTCCGCGCCGGCACTGTTTGTGGCCACAGACCAACCGCGCCGCAATGCGCCAACCTCAAACAGCTTTTCACTAATGTTGCCCTTGCTGTTGCTGGATACTGAAAAGTCCATTGCCGCGTCCTCCGTCACCGGAGCGATGTCGCTGTCAGGCATGGCTAAGAGCAGCGGCTGGGTCATGCGGCTCCTTTCATGCGGTCGGCCTGCAGGGCTTCAAGGGCGAGCATCCGGCGTTCGGCCTCGGAGGGCTGAACTGGTCCGGTGCGGGGGATGTGGAGGACTTTGGGGGAATCCTTGGAGGCGTCGAGGAAGACCCCCCGCCAGCCGTGCTTCACGGATTTGCGGAGGGCTTCGACGGCGTTGGCTTCGTTGACGGCGGCTAGGTCTGCGACGATGCGCTGGGCGGCGGTCGGGGTAAGCGGGGCTTTGATCTCGCGTCGGTGTTGAGCGAACTCAGCCCAGGCATTGGCGAGGCCGGCGCCGTGGGGTAGGGAGATGGTGGCGGGGTCGAACTTGGGAGGCTTCGGACGCGGAACTGCTACAGGGGAAGAAGATGGCGGCGAAGGCTGCGAAGCGGCCGGAGCTGGCGCGTCAGCGCTCTTATTTCGTTCCTTTATGTTCTTATATGTTGGGGTGCAGGGATTGCACCACTTAGGTGCAGCATTTGCACCACTTGGGTGCATTTCCTGCACCCATCTCTGGGGGATAGGTGCAGCATCTGCACCCATCTCGGCGACTCCCGGGATCGTCCAAATACTGGCTTGCAGTCCGCTGCCGGCGACCTTCCGGCTGCCCTTGGTTACCAGCACCAGCTCGCCGGACTGCTGCAGGCGGCGCAGGCAGTCAGCGACCGTGCGGCGGGCCAGCCTCGTCTTCTCCTCCAGCTTGCCCCAGCTGCCAAAGCAGTTGCCGGACTCGTCGGCAAAGTCAGCTAAGGCCAACAGGACAAGCCGGTCGGCGCCTTCGGCCGTGCTCTTTGTCCAAACGTAATTGGTGGCGGCGACACTCATCGGGCCTGTCTCCTTAGCCGCCCGGCCTTGCACAGATCGCTGGACTCAAACAACAGCTTACCTTCAGAGGTCGCCGTGCCACAGAAGCGCGCGTCCAGGGTGTCGAACGGAGGGTTTACCGGAAGCCATGACTGCGCGTCCTTCACATGGCAGATCACCGGCTCCTTCCAGTCCTCCACCTCGACCAGCAAGAACATCCGGCTGGGCTGGTGCCGGACGATCTTGGCGCGGATCTGCTTGTCACCGGCATTCCAGCCAGCGGCCTTGGCGGCACGCAGGGCGAGGGCGCGGGGGGATAGGTCAAGCGGCTGCGAGTCATCACCTGCGGTAACTGGCAGGGATGGCTCAGAGTTGGCTTCGGGTTGCGTTGAGGGGGTCTTGAGTTGGGCGATGAGGTGGTTTAGCATGGGTCTTTTAGGGAAAAATTTCGGGAGACTGAAACGGTGGGGGGTATTGGAGAAATTGCGAGCGTCCGATCCCCCCCGCCCCCCTCTGGACAGTAGAATGTGAGATTTGCTGTCGAATTATGAGCGACTTATACATGTTACACATTGTATTCAGTTATAGTGTAAGTCCCTCATCCTCAAGGGTCCAATGTGCGGAGTCGTCAGGTTTGGGTGCCGGTGCGGGCAATTCGGCCGCCTTTTGGGGCCCAGGCGCGGCACCTGCTACCGGTTCAAACGCCACATCAATCGCCTCCGTGCCCTTCCTTAGCCCAGCCACAAAGGTCAGCCATTCGTCAGCCGCCGGGGCCATGACGTGCTCAACCCGCTGGGTCGGTCCACCGGACAGTAGCTCCGACTTCTCCGTTGCGATTGCAGACATGACCGTGAGGGCGTGATCTTTCATATCCGGTAGTCGGTCAAAGAGTTCCGCCGTTCCAATCGCCGCCAAGGTCTTCCAGTTGTTTGCCGCAATACTCCGCGCCTTCTCGAGCAGCTCCGGTCGGTTGCGCACAAGGGCGACCACGGTGTGGTAGCTGGTGTTGAACGCCCGGCAGATCTGCGTGACTGGCACGCCGGCAACGTGGGCGGCCATAATCTGCTGCGCCTTGGCCTCGGGAACCTCCATGCCGGTGCTGCCTTGCACCTTGACGATCTCCCTGCCGTCCTCAGCCGTGATGACCTCGACCTTGGTGTTGCCCTTCTTGCGGGGCTTAGATGTTGTCCGTGGTCTCGCCATAAAGTTACCTCAAAATCCTCCCCTTGTGCCGCCTCAAGAGCGGCCTCACCGCTTCAATCCCCTGGTCCGTCTCAAAGATGTTTAGGTGCGGTCCCTTGATCGCTCGGGCGATCTTCTTCATGCCAATGTCGAGGAGCACGCCACTGAGCCACGGGTCGCGGCTCTGAACATGCCAGTAGTCGCCGACTTCCCATGCGCATAAAGTGGACGTGCCGGGATTGGAACCCGGCGCGGGCTTAGGTTTGCGCTGCTGTTTGGTAGCCACGTCCGAATGAAGTCAGAGTGAATAGCAAGCGAACCGCTTGCCGTTGCGGTTCATCATCCGGCTGCGCACGCGGATGCCAGCGTCACGCAGCTCCTCGATGCGCGCGGCGAGGCGCATGCACTTGAAGCGCGTGAGGGCTGACAGCGGGGTGATGCCGCGGCCACTCTTGAGGTGCCGCAGGATGCGATTGGTCTGGTTCTTGGTATTTGTGCTCATGGGTTGGTCTTGGTGAAAATGCGCTGGCAGATGGCCAGCATGGCTTCGGATGGCACCAGAGGAGCGGTGCCGTAGTTGTCCTTGATGCCGGCGCGGACGTATTGCCCAACGAGGCGCCAGAAGTTCGTGTTGTCGGTTTGTCGGAGGGTCATGGCTGGTGTTCCGTCAGCTCGCTAACAAGAAGTCTGAATGCTCGCTCTGCGCAGGCTGGCACAACGCCGTTCCCGAGGAGTCGCAGCTCGTCGGTGCGATTGTCACAGGTGACGTACAGCTCGGCATGGTCCAGCCAATCGGCAGGCCCATCAGCGTCTCGACCCAGCGTGGATTCAATTTCCCCGTCTGCTGTCTCTCCACCATCGGCGTCAACTCCTTGTATTCCCGCTCCTCGTTGCCTCGGCCGCTCTTGTGGTCGCGGGCTGTTGGGGTGCCCCATTGCGCCTGCTCGTTCAGATTCTTCACGCCATGTCCCTTGGCTCTCATCACCGCAATCTGCTCCGGTGTCTTCGGGCCTTGAGCATCGTGGGCTTGTGGCGTTGCCCATTGCGCCGTCACTTGGTTCCCCAAGTCCGTCTTGCTGCCATCCGCTTGACCATTCGGATGATGGTCCCTGGAGCATGGCGTTGCCCATTGCTTCGTCACTTGATGCGTCAGCCCATGATGCCGCTTGTCCACGCCCATCGGCGGGTTCTGCGCTTCGCAGGCGCGCGGCGTCATCCAATTCACTTGATTCACCAGCAAGTCCCTCTCGCCGTTCGCCGTTGGATTCGTCCCGCTGTGCTTGCTGTCCTGCACCTGCGGCGTCCACCAAGTCTCCTTCGCCTGACTGCTCAACGTCCCATGACAATGCGCTCCCCGATCCGCATTCCTCGCTGCGAAGTTCGGATCGCTGTCCGGCTCGTTGGCTCTTAGCGTCAACCACAACCCTTGGCGGCTCCCATGCGAACTGCTGCTCGCCGGGGCGGCTTGGCCATGCTTGTCCCAAAACTTGACCGCATGCGTGATTGTTGCTGGAGATTTCTGATTTGCTCCAAGCGCGCTCCCGAATTGATGAGCGTCCGGCGTTGGCCAATTCGCTGAGTCCTGCATCACCGCCATTGTTGCAAGCGGAACTGAATTGCGATCCAACTGCGATTTGCCGACCGAGTTCTTCGATTCGTTGACGCTGATCGTAGGCCAATTCTTCTGCTCCTCGTTGATCGCCGCCACATGCAGCAAGTTCGTGTGGTTGCCGCCCTTGGCTTGAAATGGCGTGATGCCACCCTGCTTGCCATCCTGGCTCGTTGCGGTGGGCCAAGATGAAGACCCGCTTCCTCTGGTGAGGCGCGCCGCACTCACTCGCGCTCGCCACGCACCACGTCGCTCGGTAACCCAGTCCGACCAAGTCTTGCAGCACGTCGGATAGCCCAAGGCTGATATGTCCCTCGACGTTCTCGGCGAAACAGACACTTGGTCGCATTTCAGCAATTCCGGCTGCAATAAATGGCCAGAGGTGTCGGGGATCTTCTGCTCCGAGTCGCTTGCCGGCGGCACTAAATGGCTGGCATGGATAACCGAAAGAGCAGATGTCCACGCGGTCACGAAAGTCTGACCATGGGAAGGTTTTAAGATCCGTCCAGATAGGTGCGCAGTCCAAGAGTCCCGCTTCCATCTTTGCGACCAAGTTCGCGCAGGCGAAGGCTTCGATCTCGCTAACAGCGATTGTGCGCAGAGTTGGGATTGCTCGTCTGAGTCCAAGATCAATGCCGCCGTATCCGGCACAAAGGGAGACGTGTGTAACTGGCGAGGGAGAATCCACATGGCTCATGCGTCCTCCTCGTTGCCATCATCATAAGGATCGTAGGGCACTCCATAGGCCGCCATGCAGTCAGCCGAATGCGCCCGGCTGATGTCAGCCTCACGCTGTTCATCGTCACACCGGTCGTCGTAGTCGGGCTCGCTCACTTGGCACCGCCCTTCCACGCAAAGACCGCCTTGTGCGCCTCGGCCAGCGCATCGTACTTGTCTTGCGATGTGTCGCCCAGGTGCGCCGTGTAAAGCAGCCGCTTGACCATCTCGCGTGCCTCGTTGCGTTCCTTGACCAATCGAAGGAGCGGCGAATCAAGGCCCGGCATCTGCTCTGCCAACTGCACGGCAATGTCTGCGGTCGCCTGCGCAAGCCAAGCGGCATCTCCAAGGCATTCCGGTTCGCCGCACTCGCACTCCTCGAGCTGCGGCTTGTTGTAATCGTAGGTCAGGTCAATCATCGCCGGCCTCCAATCTTGTTGATGGCGTTGAGCAGGATGAAGCCGACAACGAGCAGTCCGGTAAGGGACATGAAGGTCGCATCGGTGAGGTAGCTGAGGACTTCCAGTGGTGTGGGTGTCATGGTTGTGGTGTGTTGGTTTGTTGTGTCTGTCCACATGTGTCCACATGCGGAGCATTAAAAGTTCGCTCAGCGATGAATGCATTGAGGGCGCGCAGGCTGATCCGGGTGCCGCGCTGCGGGCCGACATGGAATGCCGGAAGCTCGCCGCTGGCAATGAAGCCGCGGAGCGTGGTGTTGCCTACGCGGAGGGCTCGTGCGGCTTCGGTGACGGTGAGGGCGAGGTGGGCGTGCATCGCAAGTGGAGATTCGCAGACACTTGTGGACACCGCAAGACATTTTTTCTTGCCCCTTGGGGTCATCACCCTATTTGACAAATGTCCGCAAGCGTCCCTAAGTTGCAACCGCTATGAAAACGAACAAACGGCTGGTCGGTCCTCGCAGGAGCGTCCATGCCAATCTCACCTCGGGCAACCATGCGCGCCTGCTGCGCCACGCCGAGGCCGCCAACCTCAGTGCATCGAAGTACGCCGGTGTCGCCGTCGATTTCCTGCTCGACCTCGAGGAGGCATTCGGAGGGCCGCTCACGGAGCAGTTCCGCCGGCTGCTGGTCAATTCGGCGAACAAAGCCCAGATTGCGCTGAAGAAGGTGCTGGCGTAAGTCGCTGGTTTTGAGCCCTTACAAACTATCTTCATTTTGGCCGAAAATACTTGTGGACAGATTGGGACAAGGTTGATAGGGTCTGGACAGATCTGTAAGGGTCTGCAAGAACACACCACAATATGAAAAACCTAATCGTCAAACTATCGCACCGCAGCAATCCAGACATCAACGGAGGCTACTGGAACGAGCCAGAAGAAAGCGGCAAAACGCAAAACGTGCCTGTCGGCAGCTTTGCGGAGGCGTCCAAAACTTGCAGCGCATTCATCCGCCGCAACCAACTTGGCGGTGGCAACTGGACAGGTGGCAACATCTATGAGGGCCGCAAGAAAGTTGGCCACGTCAGCTTCAACGGTCGCGTGTGGGACAATGACGGAAACGAAATTGTCATTGAGTAACAACATGAACACACACGCCATCCTTCAAAGTGCCGCTGAGTTCAACTCCATGCACAACTACGATCTCGATGCCGTCCTCAAGTTCGCTGAGGTGGCCGCACGCCATGCCCACATCGTGCAGCTTGCCCGGAAGGAGGCCGCAGACCCGCAGCTTGTCTTGCCGCTGGGCGGCGAGGAGGTGCTGCCATGACCGCCAAAAAGCTCGCTGCGGGGCAATATCAAGTCGGTGCCTGGATTGTTACAAGGCACGAACATCCTTACTCGTCAAAACCGCGCTGGGTCGGCGAGCTGTTTGATGCGAGCGGGGCGCTGGTTGATCGACATGAAAAGCTGTCTCTAAAAGTGCTGAAACAATGCATTGAGTTGGTCAGCAAGATCAGCATCGCCAAATCATTCGCGCCATGACCGCCCAGCGCTTCGACTACCTGTCCACCGGATGCTTCCCACCGGAGCCCTTCCGGTTCGCCGGCCGCAGCTTCACTGGCAGCGCCGTGCTCGGCCTGCGCCGAGCCTACGGCGAGCACCGTCTGCGGAATGCCTGCTTGGCCCTCGACGCCTTGCCCTATGATGACAACCTACGCGCAATCTCTGAATGGTGCCACGAAGATGACAACGTCCCTTATTAGACTCGCCGCGGCTGTTTTGCTGGCCGGCTGCGCCACAACGCCGGAGCCCAAGCCCGAGCCGCCCACCGCACCCAAGGCCAGAGCCATGGCCGTCCACAGCGTGCCCACTGGCATGATGGTCACGGTGAATGACGAGTGGGTCGGCATTACGCCGTGCACCATCATGCTCCCAGCGGACCAGCACCGGCGGATTCACTGGTCCGCTGCTCACCATCATCGAAGCCGTGCCAGTCACCGGCGGCCTGCAGTCCACCAAGATGTGGTGGCCGAAGCAGCGGATTCCCTCGAGGGTGGTCTTCACGCTGCCCTGGGCGCCGCAGCAGCCGCTGAAGAAGGCGGATCTGGTGGTGCCTGCGGTGTAGGTATTGCCGGAGAATAATCCATTTTGGCTACAGAGAGGAATTGCGGCAGTTGCGAGGCGCCCTCTCTGTAGAATTGTACCGTTAATCCGGCAGCTCGACCCGCTGATCCATCGTAGCGTAGTGCCGCTCCGTTGTGCTGCTAGTGGTGTGCCCAAGGAACCGCGACACGGTTGAGATCCGGCCAGTGGCGTTGAGCAGGTCGCTGCCTGCCTGCTTGCGTAGGCAGTAGAGCAAGTCCTTGCGCCCTGGGAGGAATTCCCTGAGCCAGTTGTTCATGATGCGCATGCACCAGTTGTGGCGCGTGTACGTTGTCCCCCCGGGCACCATGTAGTCATCCGCTTCCAGTAGCTCCGCAGCGACCGCATCGGGCAGCACAATCTGCCGCTGCCGCCGTGATCCGGTCTTGAGCGTAAAGCCCTCCTCTGGCCGCTGAACGAGGAGCAGTTCATGCTTGTCTCCCCGCTTCTCAATCCAACTCTTCCGGCACGCCGCGATCTCAGTCGGCGTCATGCCACACCGCCGGGCCAGCAGGAACGCCCTGCGAATCCCGCCGCCGGCCAGCCTGCTCTTGTCCTCGAGCCGCTGCAGCACGTCCGCGGCGAGCGGAACGAAGGCGTCAAGGTTCGCCCGGATGCCGGTCTTGGCGGTCGCGTCGCGGAACTCTGCGAGGTCCGGCAAGTCAAAGCCCTCCCAGTCATTCGCCCTGCAAAAAACCGCGCGGCCCATGGCGAGGTTGGTCTTCTGCGAGGCCGGCGCGAGCTGCGTCTTGCGCAGGAAGTCTGAGACCAGCTTCCGGTTGAGTCGGGTGAGGGGAAGTGCTCGGAGCTTGCCGCGGTCGGTCACGCCCAGGCTGTCGCGCAGAACCACCAGCAGTGCGTTGACGTTGTCCTTGCGGGAATCTACTTTGCTCGTCTGCAAATAATGATCGCACGCCGCACCAATCGATTCGGACGAAGTCTTCCGGGTGAAGTCCTTAAGGGCCGTCAGCCCCGCGGTCGCCGTCTGGTCAAGGATGGCCTTGGCCTTGGCCTTGGCGGTCGGGAGGTCGGTGGTGCCGAGGCTTATGCGCTGCCGACCCTTCGAGGAGGGGTGCCGGAAATAGAGCCGGTAGAATGGCGAGGCGCCGATCTTGTGAAGTGTTCCGGTCAGTCCGCGGTGCCTAATGGTGGTGTCCATGCGCAGCAATATGCAGCCGCCTGCGGCCGCTTGTCAACCGACTGTGCCAGCACTGTGCCAAAGTGTGGCAGCACTGTGGCAGGTTGTGTGGCAGAAACCTTCGATCTTGATAGCTCTTACGATAGCTTACTGAACAGTGTTTACAGAGTAACTTTCCAGACGCCGGCATAGCTCAGCTGGTAGAGCACCTGATTTGTAATAAGCTGCTGTAGCCAGTGTCTATGCGGGTCTTCGAGGGGTGTGGCTGGCGGTGTGGCACAAATGACGAAGCCCGCCGTAGCGGGCTCCGAGTCTCCTGCACCGCGCTTGGCGGGGGAGCGTTAAGCTGTCTCTGCTTCCAGCTCCCGGTCCAGCGCCGTGTCAAAGCACGCCACCTTGTCCATGAGCTTTCCCTCGCCGTTCTCAAAGTCCTCGACGATCTTGACCATCTCAGCCTCGTCCATCTTGCGTGGGTTGTAAAACACGTTGAGATCCTGCACCGGGATTTGCTCCCAGCCCTCTGGGCCAGCGTCCTGATCAGTCACCAAAACGTGGTCATATTTCGGGTTGAAATTGCTCATTTGAGGATCAACGGAATTTTACTCTTTTTCATCGTTCCCGCAACAGTTTCCTTCGTCCCGCCGCGGACCTTTGGATTTGGGTGATTCTTGGCGTAATCGGGGAACAGCTTTAGTGGATCGGCTGGCGCGTTAAGGATAAAGCTGTCCGCATTCTCCGGTCCCAGCATTACCCAATCGTAGGACGGATGCGGCCGGAATGTGCCAGAGGCCAGCAACTGATCGCGCAGCAGCCGTTCGTTGGCGCTCATCTTAGATTCTTCTTTGGCGTTCTTGCCGAAGTAAACCGCAAATGCATCGGCATCCTTTGAGAGTTGCACTACGCCGACTACGTCGAGGTTCTTGCCGTTCACAAAGTCCATGGAGTCATTCAGCATCGCCTTCACGTCCGGTGCAAATGGGATGCCGGTGATGCGGTCCATTGCCGCCCCGCGCTGCTTGAAGGAAAACCTTGCCGCCTCGTCCACAAACTTGGTGTTTCGGTATTTCGACGACATCGCGCTGTACCAGGGCTCGTTGCGATATTTTGAGACAAGCGAGCCAAACTCTCCTTGAAACTCCTTCATGCGCCCGCGCGTTGAATGGCTCTTGAGAGGACTCAGCCGCGAAAGAAATTCAGCCATTGGGCGATACTTGGCAAACGTGGCGTTGTATTGCTTTTCCGCTTCGGCTAGTTCCGAGAGTTCCGCTTCTTTTTTAAGCACTTCTTTTGATAAGCGCTCAACTCGGGAGTAAGCCTGATTGATCCTGCCCTGCGGATTAATCGCACCAAGCTCAAGGAGCACATGCAAGAAGTCAGCCTGGTCGTCCGACATGCTGGCGCGCCGCGCGTCGATCTCGGCGGTCACATCCATGACGAACTTGCGGTTACTGCGGTGCGCGTTCTCCTTCATGATCTGGATCAGCGCATGGCCGGCCGTTGTGTTTTTGACGATGTTTTTGGCGCGCGTGACGAAGCCGCTGTTCATGTTCGCCCACACCGGCTTGTAGCCTCGACCATCGGGAAGATAGACGACCGTCTGGTTGTTTATTAGGAAAGGATGCAGCGGGCCGCCCATGTTGTCGCCGCGCGTGTTGTGCCGGTCGGCCTCAAGCATTGCCACTTGCTCGCCGCTGATGCTGTCAATGCCAGCCACGCGAGGCTGCATGGTTGTCCTTGGGTCAACGTGATATTCCAGCACGCGCCCATCAGCCGTGGGCTTGGTGCCGATTATGTAGAAGCCACGATCAGGAACCTGCGGCGGCAGCGTGTAGTTGTCATCATGAACCACATCCGGCATCGCCTGCCCGCGCGCAGGCGTCCTGATGACAACTTGGTCATCGTTGAAAAACGCGCGCAGAGTGCTTTGGGGGTCAACAGGGAAGATTGCGTCATGACCGAGCGACTTGAGCCTGCGGACATCTTCCGGGCTAGGATCAATCAGCAAGTCTTGATCGCTGGTGTAATATGGGTTGCTTGCCCTGGCAGCCACATCGTACACGCGGCCGTCATCGCGCAGGTCCGCATAGTATTCCGCGCCGGCTTCATCCGTTGAAATGTAGATGACGCCGTCCTTGCCGTCTTTTTGACGAGACCAAGGAGATGAAGCCTTCAGCCTCTGGATGCCTTTGGGTCCGCCGTGGAAGCCTTTTATGGGGTAATCCACGTCCGGCATGAACAACGCCTGCCCAGCCTTCTGGATACCGTCGCGCATCTGCGGGGTGATGTTGACGCGCCAGATCTTAGTTTGCTCTTTGGGCGGGTTTTCCCTGACGATGTATCCTTGGCCCGCTTTTTTTGCGGCAGCTTTTGCCTTGTCCATCGTTTCAAAGGCAGTGATTGCCCTGTTGTCTGGACCGACAACGTCAAACCGAAGGTCATCAAGCGGACCCAAAACCGTGATGCCAGATTTCTCCACCTGCGCACCCCACTGCTTCACATACTTGGCGACATCTTTTAGAACAATCTGATCGTAGAACCCTTCCATGCCCTTGCCGCCGATGGTCAGCGCGCTGCCCGAGAATCGCATCTTCTCTTGCTTGCCCTCAATGGCTTTGGTTGCCATTTCTTTGCCGATTAAATCAGCCAGTTTTTCTTGACCGACAGCACCAGAGTCAATGACCCGCTTCTCGCCTTTGTATCCGAAAACGTAATAGGACTGGCCGTCCTTGTCCTTGGTCACCTCAACGGCATCTAGATTGTCGGCGATCTGCTTGTCATACCGCGCCGCCTGCGTCTCCCCAGTCGTCCACCCAATCCATTCCTTGCCGTCCGCCACGGCGTCACGCAGGGCGCGCTTGAAGAGCTGCAGCGGCCAGCTTGTGCGGAAGGGGGCGTCGGGGACGCCGCCAGCAAGGGCGTCTCGTTGTCTAAGCAGGTCGCTCAGTTCTTGCTGCTCGCTTTTCGTGATTCCCCGCGAAGATTCTTTGCGGACAAGTTCGTTCAAGCGGTTTTTATTTAAGTCCTCACGATATCCCTTCTCCCGCCCCTGCTGATGCCTATCCGACTGCAGCTCCTCAATAAAAAGCCCCTGCTTGCCCTTGGCGTCCACCCGCTCGTTTAGGCGCATGTGGGCGATGTAGTTGGGAACATCTTGAAAGTGTGACGACATCCATTCTTTTGGTCGCATCCCCATCGCTGACTCAATGGCCGCAATCTGGCTTTCTGATGCTGCGCGCTCCGTTGGCGAATCAGACGCATTAAACTTAATTGTTGCCTCTCGAAGTGCTTGTTTGAGGGTTTCTTTTGGAGGAATCGCCAGCACCACCTCGCGGTAGTTCTCGCCGCCGTCGAGCTGCCATTGAGCGTATTGGGTCTGGTTGCCGGTATTGTTGGCATCGCTGCCTAGCTGCTGGTCTTCGTATTCCAGCACGGCGCGCTCATACGCCGAAAAGTCTCTGCTTCTCTGCGCCTCTCTCTCAAGCTGGTCAATGTCGGCTTGCGTCCACTGCTTCTTGGCACCGCCCATCGTCACCTCCTCAAGTCTCACAGCCCCATCCTCAGCCAGATACCTGAGCAACGCCTCCTTCGGCACCTTGCCGTTGTTCTCCTTGGCCAACCGCTCGACCTCCTGCATCACGCCGGTCCACTTCAGCTCCTCGGCCTTGATGCCGTTTTGCGGGTTGGTGAGGATAGCTTTGATCTGGTCAACGGTCGCCGCCTTGCCCTGCACCTTGGCGTCGAGGGCTTGGGAGGACTTGAGGTAGAATGGCGGGGCTTCCGAAATGTCCGGCATCGCCTGCCCGCGGGCAGCGGCGGGCTGCGAAATCCTCGCGCCATCGTAAACCGGATGCTCCTTGCCACGAATGCTAATACGCCCGACCTCGTTGCCAAGCGACAGCTCTCCGCGCGCGGTTGGCCGCAGTCTAGGCTCGCTCGGCCTGTCCGAGTAGCGCGCCAGATCAACGCCGCCCTCAAAGTCGGCGCGCAGTGCGTACACATGTTGCCCGCCACCCTCAACCGACACGATGGTTGATGTCGCCGGCGCGTTGTCTGATATCCACTTCCACCCAGCCTTTTGCTTGAAGAGGTTTGTGCGGTATGTACGGCCAGACTTGGCGGGTTGCGCTGCGGGATCGCCGTCAACAAACAGCCGCGGCTTTCCAGACGACACGTCGATAAAGCCAGCGCCGTACGAGCGCCCGGTCAAATCATCGCCGCTCTGCGCGTCAAAGAATTTGCCGCCGCGCTCGTAGGACTCGATGGGGAAGCGCGCAAAAAATGGAGGCGGCTGCGCAAAGCGCGACTGGCGATTGGGCTCCTGGCCGGTTCCAGTGAATCGCTCAGGAACGACAGCAACATCCGGCATCGCCATGCCAGTCTGCGGGAGGGCGCTGGGCATGCGGTTGTTGTTCTCCTTGTCGTAGTCGAAGAAGTATCCGGTGCGGCCGGTGGGCTTGGCATCGTTGAGCCGGTCCACGCGCCAAGTGCGAAGGCTGCCCCTAGGGTTCAGCTCTGCGTAAAGGGGATTAGCCGCACGCTGCACAGCCGTGCCAGTGCCAATAAGTCCATTGAGAATGTCTCGTTTGGCTTGACCGATGCCAGCCTCGCCGGGGCGACCTTCGCGGTGATTGGCCAGACGAATCTTTAGATCAGTCTCAACCTGCCTCATGTCGTTGTTGAAGATACTCAGTTCGCCGCGGTTAATCGCCTTCATGGTCGCCGCGCGGAAGGCATTTAGGTCAATGGCCACAGCCAGCAGGTGGTTGGCCTTGGTCACCTGCCAGCCGAGCGGCACGGTCTCGCGCTGGATCGCGCGCACGTTGCCCAGGTTGGTCACACGGTAGCGTCCCGAGGCTCCGGTGCCGATGGCGTTGTAGTCGATGTCCCAGCTGCCGCCCTCAGCGCGGCTTTGCTCCATGGAGCGGGCAAACTCGCGGACGTGCTTGGGGAAGTTGGTGAAGAAGTCAAACTGCGGCGGCAGCACCGGCCCGCCGACCACCTCGCGGCCGTTGACCTTACGCTTGCCGAACTCCTGCGAGTTGACCGGGACAAACTTGCGCGCATCGTAGAGCGTCTTGATCTGTGCGCTGCGGGCGTTCTCGGTCGCCGTGATGATCTTCTGCGGCTTGAGGCTGTAGGTGCCGTCTGGCTTTTGGAACAGGAAGTCATTCTCTAGGACGCCGCGGCCCTCATCGCGCAGCTTCACATGCGTGCTCCGGGCTAAGTCTTCCGGCTTGCTGCTGCGGGCCAGCTCCACGCCGCGCAGCTCCTTCGCTCCGGCTTCCTCGAGGCCGGCGAGGTATTGGTCGTAGCTGCGAACGTATTCACGCACCCGCTTCTGCATGATGCGGTCTTGGAAAAGCGGATTGTCGCGGAAGAGCACCGAGGGGTTGTCCATCAGCTTGCCGGTGCCCGGGTCAAGGCGTGCGCCCATGACCTCCAGCACGCGCCCGCCGGCCGACAGCATGGACTCGGCGAGGCGAGGGAACATGGCGTCACGGCGGATGGCCCGGAAGTCGATGGCCGGAGCCTCCGAGGCAAACGTCTCGGCAACGATCTCGTCGCGCGCCCAGTCTAAGGCGTCCTCGCCCTTGTCGATGCTGCGCTGGCGGAACTCCTCGACGCGCTCGTTAATCAGCCGGTCGCGCTCGGCGGGGTCTTTGGCTCGGTCGGCCACGATGTTGTCCATCGTCTTGCCGCCGTCCATTGCCTTCATCTCGGCATCGGTCAAAACTGTCGGTGCCTCGCCGGTCACGCCTTGGCGAAGGTCGGCGTCCACCATGCGGGCGATGTACTCGCGGCCGCGCGATTCAACGCCCCCGGGGCCGTACTGCTGGTTGACTAGGTTGCGCAGGTCGTTACGCGGCTGGCCGTCCAAGATGTTGCTGGTCAGGATGGCGTGTCCGATCTCATGCGGGGCGATGGCTTCGGTCGCTGTCTTGCCGTCCAAGTTGATGAAAACGCGCGCCCGGTTGTTGGCGTCCCGGTCAAGGAACACACCGGCCGTGGCCTCGCCGCCGTTCTGCGCGATGTCCGCGTTCATCCGGTACTCGTCGCCGGTCAGCGGAACGAAATCGACCTTGCCGGCCAGCACGCCCTGCATGGCAGACAGGCGGTCCAGCGTGGCGTGCGGCAACCGCGCGAAGGCTTCGACGTTGCCGCCGACCGCCTGGACATCGGCAAACATCCGGGCGATGTCTGCGTCCGCCGCCGTGCCTGCCCGCCGGGCCACACCGCCAGCCAAGCCGCCCACACCGCCCAGTGCCAAGATCCCGCCCATGACCTCACCCGCGCGCTCGGCGTCGGGTTGCAATGCGGCGAAGGGCGAGCCTACAATGCCTGCCGTCACGGCGCCGCTCACTGCGTCATCCGCGGCTCTGGCAACCTGCGTTGCACCCATCCGGTCGGCAAATCTAGCCCCACGGCGAAGTGCCTCCGGGTTGCCAGAGTCCTGCGCGACACGCTTGAGGGTGCTGTCGGTGCCGTCAACGTATCCGGTGAAAAACTTGCGGTAGCGCTCCGGCACCGCGGCGTTGCCTGCCAGGCTGCTCGCTGCCTCTGCGCGGGCCACGCCCAGGCCGCCAACGCCAGCCTCGCGCACGATGGTCGCCGCGCCGCCGGCCGCAGAGCCGACCTTGCGCAGCAGCCCGCCGCCGTAGTGCAGTGCAGGCATCACGGCACCCGCCATGAGGACCGCCTTGGTGATGCCGCCGCCGCCATCGGTCGCGCTGTCCACATAGACCGCCGTCCCGGCCACGCCTGCGCCCAGTGCCGCCTGCTGCTTTTGGGTCAGCCCGGTGATGTCCTGCAGCCGCGTCGAGATGCCCAACTCAACACGCTCGGCAACATCAGCCAGACCGCTGGCCACGCGCTCGGCGCCCAGCATTGGCTTTTCGGAAAGATTGGCGATGCGGCGTAGTACCCGGGCCTTACTCAGTGCACCGGCACCCAGAGGCAGGGCGTTGAGCGGATCAACGACCATGCTGCCCAGCGTCGAGATGGTCGGCATCGGCTGCTCATCGGTGATCTGGTAAGTTCCCGCGGAGGTCGGCACCGACATCTGGCCCTCGCCGGTCTTGAACTCGGAGACGTTGGCGAAGTCGCGCTCCAGCGCCTTCTCGCGCACATACCGCTCGTAAGCCTTGCCCTTGTCTTCGCGGGCTTGGTCTAGGGTCGGCGTGTAGGCTCCGGCCTCGCGCGCTTCAGCGAGTGCCGCCTGGTAGATCTGCTCGTCCTGCTCGCGGTCTCCGGTCACCTTGCCGTCAGCAATTAGGCGGTCCATGATCCCGGCGTTGATCGCCTCGGCGCGCTTGCTTCCAGTGGCGAGGTCATCGACCTTGCTGCCCACCCAGTCAAAGAGCTGCACCAAGTTGATGCCGCCCTTGCGGATGATCTCCGCGCCGGTCTGCACGTTGCGCTGCACTTGGTTGACCGGGTCGGTCACCATACCCACCATCGCGCCCTGCAGCTCGCGGCCGGTCTCCGGGACCATGCCGATCAGTCCCGCGGCACCTTGTCCTAGCCCCTCAAAGAAGCGGCCGACCTCGCGGTCCTCCTTGTCGCGCCGGTCCCAGTACTGGTCAAACTCCTGCGGCGTCATGACGTAGTCCATGCGCCGGTAGTTCTCCTCCTCGAGTTGGTTGAGTTGGAACTCGGACAGCGCAACAGGCTCCTCCGGCTCCGGTGCCGGGGCTGGCTGCGGATTCATCCGCTGGGCGAATGGTGTGTACGCAATGGCGCCGGCGTTCTGGCCACTGACCAGCCCGGACTCCTGCAGCTCTAAATCTGCAAGCTGTTGGTCGGTCAGACCGTCTATCGCTTCTTGTACCATTTTCCGTCGTCTCCCTTTTCCCACATGATTCCACTAATGGTTTTGGTCGGACGCGGGGCCGCTGCTGTGGCGGCCGGCGCGGACGGTTGTTGGACAATCTCGCCGCTCGTAGCGCGCTTCTCGGCCCTGTCGAGGACGGACATAAAGTCATTCATCGACTTCTTGAAGCCCTCTTCGCTCTGCGACTGCTGCGCGCGGACGATGGCTTGCGTAGCCTTCTCGCCCTCAACCTGGGTGATCTGACCGCCGCCCTTGAGACTTTCAAACGCCTGCAAGAACGCGCCGCCCTGCACCTGGTCGAGGAGAGCCTTAAAGTCAGCCTCCTTCGTTCCGGCAATCGGCTCGCTTTTGAGTCCGAAGAGGTAGGCTTGGTTCTTGGCGCCGACCGAGCCGGAAAAGCCCGGGTGGGTCAGCACGTCATTGATCGTGCCGCGCATGCTGCCGATGGTGTCGAGCGTGGACTGCTGCCGCTGAACCCTTTGCGTCTTCATTGCCTCAGACTCTGTCTGAAGTCGATTCTGCTGCGCTTGGCGAACTGGGTCAGACGCCTGCACCTGCATCCTTGACTCGGCCTCCATGCGGCGGGTCATTTGCGAGGTAATAAACTGAGCGGCCGACTCCGGCGTGAACTGAACGCCGCGCTTCATTGCCTTGAGAAGCTCCTGCTGCTCCGAGGGCAACGCATCAAAGTCCTCGCGGGTCTGCACGTTGAGCGAGTTGAAGTCAAAGCCCACTCCGGTCTCCGGCAGGGGAGCCTGCGCCACGTCCTGAGCCACGGCATCGGGCACGCCGCCGTAGAGGCTGTCGGCAAAGATTGGGTCTTCGCCCGGCATCATTGGGGCGTCGAACTCGTTGAGCGGTGGGAGGTCCGGCTCGACCGGAGGTGGTAGTTGTTGCGGAGGCATGGTTAAGGGATAACGTCTGGATTGATGCTCGAGGGAAGCGTGGTCATGCGACCCTGTCCTGCGGCGACTTGGGCTGCGGCGTTGATCTGCGCGCGCTGCGCTGGCATTCCTGCTTGGATCTGTTGACCCTGCTGTTGGATGCCCATGCGACCTTGAGCCATCATCATGTTGCTCATCGGGCCGACCAACGAGAAGAGCTGATCGTAGCCCATGACCTTCTTGCGTGGATCTTTCTCTTTTTGGAGATTACTAAGAGCGCCCATGGCATCGGGATTTTGATTGAACATCGCCGTGCCTAGTATCTTGCCGATGTCATCGTAGCTGCTGGCCTTGGCCTCGAGCTGCTTGTTTTCGGAGTAGGCGCCGGCGAGCTGTTGCAAGCCGCCCATGACGTTTTGCATGTTCTGTTGCTGTTGAGCCTGCTGATTCTGCTGGTTCTGCATCTCAATCTGGTAAAATTGCGCTGGTGTCATATTTGTGTTCTTTCTGTTTTAATTATCTGGACGAGCTTAGCAGCCCAGCCCCAAGGCCGATTACCGCTCCAGCGCCCGCGCCGTAAGGGCCGGCCGCGCTTCCGGCAGCCGCGCCACTTAGCGCACCGCCAAGCCCGCCGGCCGCCATGTTCATGCCTTGGCTGCCCGAGCTAAACTGCCCACCCGAGTACATTGGGCTCAGCCCCTGGGCACCGCCCACCATGGCCATAGAGTTCTGCGTCAGGTTCGCGTACGGCGACCCCATGCCCATTGCCATGATAGCAGGGTTGGTTCCCATGGAGAAGTTATAAGCGTCCTGCCCGAGCCCCATCCGCCGCATGCGTTCCTGCTCGGCGAGCTGGGCCGACTGCCCGAGGATGCCGAGGTCTTGCGCTCTGCGTTGCTGGACGTAGCGGTCGCGGTTGAGCAACTCGGCGCCGAGCCCGGCACTGCCGGTCGCCATGCCGCGCGCAGCCATTCCGGCGCGGGCCTGCTGTGTGGCGTCCCGGGTGTCCTGCGCCGAGAGCATACCGGCGCGCTCGCCGACTGCACCCTGAAGCTGCTCTTGGAGTCGCGTGTATTCCGGGGCTGCCGTCTGGGCGGCGTCGAGCTGGCCAAGGAGACTGGTGCGGCGGCGCATCTCGTCGGGCAATGCTGACTCGTAGCTGCTGCGGAGCCGCTGGTCGCCGAGGAGTCGGAGGCCGAAGTCGATGTTGCGGCGGCTTTCCTGCCTCGAGGCGTTGCCGGCCGCGACTGACATGGCTGGAAGTTCCTCGCGCTGAATGGCAAGCTGCTGCCGAAGCAGAGATGCCGATTGCGTTGTGTCAAGCGTTGGTGCTGTTGGTGATGATCCGCCCATTCCCATATTAGTGTCCTCCTAGTTTGTTAAATCGTTTGCTCAGTTTGTCCCAGTGGTGTGCCCGCCAGCGGCCGTCGTTGTTTCGCTGCCAGACCAAATACTTGTGGGCGTGCGGAGCAACGCGCATGCCCGCCCGGATGACATCGTGCCCGGCCGCCAGCTTGCAGACCCACGCATTGGGGTCTCCGGCCGTGATGCGTCCTTCGTCTTCATTCCAGTGCGCCTCCCAAGCCAGCAGGAACAGGTCGCTTGACGAGTAGACCAAGCCGCTCGCCACACAGTCCGAGATGGCCTCGATGAGCCGCTCGCCCGGGCAGTAGTCCTGTTGCCATTGTGCTGCTTTTTCCCATGGGGTCATCGGATGAACATGGCCGTAACGAGCGGGCATGACGTGAGCTGCGACCCGCCACCGGTAGCTGCTCTGATCACGCAAGCGTCTGCCGTCTTCACATCGGTCGATCTGGCCGTGACGATGTTGTCTTGGGCGACTGCGCTTCGGGCCGCAAGGCCGGAAAGAGCATAGTCAGCGTCTGGAAGTGCTACTGCAAAGTTGACGGCAAATTCCGCAGACGTCTCCGAGTCGTTGACCGGAGACACGCAGGCGACGTTGCCAGAGGCACGCACAGTCCTTCTGCGAAGCACCCCTTGGCCGGTTGTATCTGAGGCTTTAGGATCGCCAACGGCATTGAACCTTGTGGTTTCCGGCCCCACCGCGGTCACCGTGTAAGCCCTGTTCGTTGGGCGCTGCGCCCCGCCGTCTGAAAACTCAAGGTAGACCACATGGCCGACTCTGAGGGAGTGCGCCGTAGCTGTGGTCACAAGCACCAGCGTGCCGAGGGAATTTGTCGTGTAGTCGAAATTCAGATTGTTTGCCGATGCACCATTGATGTTCACCCACGCCCTGACCCCATAGATCGGCGCCGTGCCGGTCTGTGCACCGCTCAACTTGGCAGGAGTGACAGACGCATCGACTACGTTAGCCGTGGTCACCGTGATCGCCGCGGGCAACGCGCCGGTTGCCAGCTTGGAGAAGGCGATTGCGGCGCCGGACGAGATGTCGTCGTTGACGATACTTCCCGCGGTGAGCGCGACAACCGGGGTTTGCGCGGCGTTAAGCGTAGCAGGTGTGACGGTTTCGCCGGTGACAAATCCGGTCGGTGCGTTGTGTCCTTTTGTGACGGTAATGGTGGCCATAATGTTTTAAGCTGCGTGACGTGTTTCGGTTTGCGGGAGGCTAGGGATGGCGGCCTCAATTGAGATGTTGCGGATCTCGGGCCGGTTGGCGTTGGTTAAGATTTCCAGCTCGCAGTAATGCGCCTTGGCCCGGATGGGCAACTTGAGGCTGTAGTCGTTGCCGGAGCCGGTGGTGTTTTCCAGCCCGGGCACCAGAGGTTCGGTCTTGTCGGGGTTGCGCAGGTTGGCGGTCACGGTGATCGACCCAGTGTTGGGCAGCACGGCGTCAGCGAGTGCGCGGGTGAAGCGCTTGCTGCTCATCGTGCCCATGCCGTAGCGGCGCGTGCGGATCTTGCCCGGTACAGGATCGGTGAAGTCAACAGATGCATCCGGCGACTCATCGCCCTCCTCAACCTCGTCTAAAAGCATGAGCTTGCCTGCCTGACTGCTAATCATCACGCGCCGGCGGTCGTTGATGTCTGCGACCAAGAAGTCGTTGACGCCGACTCCATAGATGTCGCGGGTCTCCCACGCCTCATTGAGCTGGTTGAAAATAAAAACGCCGTTGTTGCTTCCACCGCTTGTGTCCAGCGGAACGGCCAGGAAGTAGCGGTTGTCAAAGTAAAGTGCCGTGGAGTACTCAAGCAAGTCGGCCCGCAGCCCCTGCAGCTGGTCGGCAATGGGGTCGCTCAGGGGCTTGGTCTCGCCGCGTAGCTTGAGGTCAAGCTTGGCGTCCAGCCGGTAGACGCCGGAGTCGGACAGGAAGTAGATGAACTGCCCGGCCGTGCAAATCGTCCGGCGGGCCGCGCAGCCGATCTCATCGGTCAACAGCTCAAGGCGGGTCACGGCGGGGTCGATCGTATAAGCGCTTCCGGCCTCGTTTAGCGTCTGCGAGATGACGGCGAGCCAGATGCTCTTTCGGCAGAAGACCAGGACGTTGTTGTCCACCCATGGGTGCACCGCCACGATCCGGTCGTTGCCGCCTACGCCAACCCGGAAGGACTGCCAGAAATTGTCAAAATTATCTGGGTCGAGCACGTCGCTTAGCATGACGTTTTGTTTGCCATCGGGGATGACAAGGCGGTTGTTGATGTAGCTGGCCCAGGGCGCTGAGCGCAGGCGCCGGAAGGTCACGCCAACGTCCGGGACGCCAGCCGTTGAGCGGACAAAGCCGGTCGCTGGGTCGCCGGCCCAGTAAAGCGGTGCCTTCACCCGGCGGACTTTGATGTTGGCCGAGGCGTCTGAAGGTGTGCCGACCGGGACGGTGATGGTGAAGCTGTCGGCTCCTAAGCTGCCAGACTCCACTTGAAATTCATGCCCATCAAAGGCCGCGCTGCTGCTGCCCTCGATGCGGACGCGGGCGCCGGCGGGGTAGTTGTGGCCGGTCACATAGACTGTGGCGACCGTGGTGGAAACCGCAACGCCGCTCGCCGCAGTGTACTTCTGCTCGTAGCCAGTCTGCGAGGTGTCGGCCTCTCGGAAGAGGTACATGCGGTCGAACGCCTGCACCATCGACACGTTGTCTGAGGGCTGGACGCTTTCACCGGAGGGGTAGGCAAGTGATGCGGGCAGCCGGGCGATGACCAGCTCTTCGCCGCTGCCAAGGTCAAGGTTGTCCGTGGCGTCGATGGCCAAGACGCCGCTGGCCCAGGCCGCGGAGAACTGAAGACTGCCGTCCGTTAAATAAACGTAGGCGCGGTCGCTGGCCGCCAGTAATGTGACCTCCATGCTGTTGGCCTCGTCGGGCGAGCGCATCACGGCCGCCGCAAAGATGCCGCCGTCATAGCTGTTGCGCACGATGGGGCCGGGATCGGTCAAGACGAAGGGAACGGTCATCGGCACTTGGCCCGGGGAGATATCGTCAGCCAGCCGCTTGAGCCCACGCCGTGTCACGGCCACACCGCGGTCCAGTCGCATGTTCTCCGAGAGCTGGAGCATGCCGGCGGGCAAGGTGACAGGGTTCATGCGGCTCGAGTAGCCGATGAATCCCATGTCGCCGTCGCGTTGAACTGGACTTTCTAATGCCATTAAGTGGCGATGATTCCGAGGGTGCGCAGGCGCGCGAGCAGGTCATTCAGCCGTGCCTGCGTGCTGGCGGCGTCCGTAGCGTTGGCCACGGCAGCGGGCTGGACGACCGGTGTGGCGTTGTAGAAGCCTAGCTTTTGCGTGGTTGCCGTGCCGACCTTTGTCCCGGTTGTGGTTCCGAGTACCAAGTTGACGCCGTCGAACACGGTCTTGTTGCCCGCGAGGTTGAGCGCGGCCGATACTAGGTTGCTGACCGAGATCTTCTTGGTCACGCCGCCCTCAGAAATGACGAGAAGGTCAGCTGCTGCTGGTGTTGCGGCGACTTCTCCGGTGATCTGTGCAATTGTTTTTGCCATATAATTAGTTCAGTGCTGCCTTTAGTTTGCTGCGAAATCTGTCCGCATCTCCCGGCGAGATGTCGGTCTTGCGGGTCGGTGCGACCTGCTGGTGAGTCACAACCATGCTCATCGGGATGCCCCACTTGCGCATCCTTGGGGCCAGCCACTCAATGGCCGAGGCCATGGCGTCGTCACCGAGCGGGTAATCGTAGGTATTACCTTCCCAGGCCAGCCCGAGGCTCCATGAGTTAAGGTCAGGGCGCCCCATCCAGTTGCTCTTGCCGGCGTGCCAGGCGCGTTCGGTATCGTTGCAGAACACGGTGCGGCGGCCGTCTCGGGCGATGAGGACGTGGTAGCTCACCTTAGAGACCGGGCTGGCGATCCACTCGCAACCGCCCCGATAACTCCCGTCCGAGTGATGTAGGACTACTGCTTCCGGCTTGATCGCTTGGTTCCCTTTGTTCGGCGTGAACACTTTCCGCTCGTCGAAGCTCGTCTTGGGCGGCTCTACGGTGAAGCTCATTGTGGCACCGGAGGGCAAATTCGGCGAGGCCGGCGCTGGGGTAACGCCGGACTTGCTGCCAAATAGCTTCTTGATCCACTGCCACATTGCTTACTTTTTGTAACCTTTGTTCGGGTCAACCGTTACCGTGGCCTGCTGCTTCACAAAGTCGTATCCGACCGTCACGCAGCCGGGGAGCAGTAGGTAGCCAGCGAAGACCAAAGCAGCGGCGATGAACTTAGCCGCGAGCATTGGCATCCTTGGCCACGATCAAGCCCCAGGCGGCGGCGAGCGAAGCGGCGATCAAGCCGATGTCGGGCAAGCTGCCGGTCGAGAGAAATTCTTTGGCGCCGGTGGCAATGGCGATGAGCGCCGTGAGGACGCCGAGTGTAGTAGTTTTCCAGTTGTTCATAATGTTATTTGTTCTCCTTTTGTTTCCTCCGAAGGTCGTGGTAGACCGAAAGTAGCGTCACAACGCCGACCGCGAGGCCGACGCATAGACCGGCGATCCGCAGGTATAGTTCTAGGTGGCTCACCATGCTCACCGCCGCCGATCCAAGGCTGGCAAACGTGCCGAGGGCGCCGCGCTCGACTGTGCTCATGTGTGTCTGGAGTAGGTTCATGGCAGGCCGAGTCCTTGGCCGAGGGTGGATTTGTAGACGTTGTGCAGAGACAACTGTTGTGCCGTAGTAAGTCCGTCTCCTGCCACATAAGCCAAGGCAAGGGAAATTGTCCCGTTGTATGGCACCGCATTTGTCGGCGGTGTTTGAATACCAATGCTTACAGACTGTGTGCCGCTCTCGTCTGGCAGAGAAGCTATGGTTGCGTCCAAAACGCCGTTGACGGTGCCAAGCGTGTTGGCCCCCTGCGTTCCAAGTCCGATGGATGCAAAACCCGAAACGCTTCCATTGCTTCCGGGCAAATTATTTGTAGCGGCACTTGAGCGCGTCAAATACGCATACCGATTTGCGGAATGCTTTCGCACAATAGCAAACGAAGTTGCCAATGTGGTGCCCCACGCCGAAACCATCGCGCCAGTCGTAGCAGAACTTGAGCCAACGCCCCACAATGTAAATTTAGGTGTTGGCCCAATCATAAGTGGCGTTGTGATGTGCGTGTTGCTCGCCGCCACAAAGTCAATGCCATCAGCCCCGCGAGTCGGATTGTTGACCATCGTCCCATTGAACGTGCCAAGCCCGCCCAACGAGAACATCGTGTTCCCCGTCGCAGCATTCTGACTGCTCCGAAGCGGCCAGCAGACCATCGAGTTCCACAAACCAAGCTGGTTGACCCCTTGGGCAAAGTCGCGGATCTGCTGACGTGGGAGCGCAGCGGTGATCGCGCAGGTGTTTAGAAAACCCTGCACATCAAGCTCCCACTTGTTTTGCGAACGAAGCATGCGGCTAGATAGCTTCGATTGCTGACCATGCTGCGAGCAGCCCGTCCCGCAGTTCAGCGGGCAAAGACTCGCTGGAGAACACAACGGAGCGTGACCCCTGCGCGGCGTGCGCGGTAACGGCGGCGGATAGCTTGGCGCGACTTGAAGTCACAGATTGTGATTCGTTGCCTTCGGCGTCCACCGTTGTCTCGTATTCGCTATGCGTGCCGTCTGGCTCCAAGAACACTTGGCCGACTGTCTCGTTTTCTGAGAGTTGCGCCTGAAGCCAACCAAGCAGGGTTTGTGCCGTAGTAGCGAGTTCGCCGTCCAATGGGACGGTTGCTGTTGTTGCATATTCTCCGCTTTTAGCGAAGCGGGTTAGCTGGTTGTTGGAGAGTAGAAGTTTCATAAGTTAGTTCAGCGGTGGTATTTCGGCGTCGATGGAGAAATAACGGATGCCTGCGGCATCGGTGCCCACCCCGGCATTTGTGCTGTCCCATCGACTCCAGTACTGCGGGGAAACAATGCTGGTATTTGTTGACAAATTTAACGCGACCTCTGCACCTTGTCCCGTTCCGTCTGCCACGCTTCCGTACACTGTATAGGGTGCTGCTGTTGTGTTGGTGCCGTAGCGCAGCGTAAGTAAAACTTCGTGACCGCTGCCGCCAGAAGTCCGCGCCCAGTTGGTTTTTCCGGTATTAGTCATCACAACCTGACTTGCGTTGGTGTGGCCAATCGCCAGCACCCAGTTGTTGCTGGTGTGAGGTCCGAGGTTGCGGAAAACTGCCGTGCCGTTGGTCACTACAGAGCCAATCAAATCGGTCCACGTTGGAGCATTGGTGTCCGTGGTCCCCGCCGTTGAAACAACCCAGACCACGTTGCTGACCGCAATGCGATTATGCAAAGTAAACGCTGTTGATGCGGCCCATGAATTAGTCGGTTGTTGCACCCAGAATAGGCCAAAGGAATCTGGTGCTGCCCAGAAGTTGGTGTTAACTGCACCGGCAAAAGAAAAACCAAATGCTAGGTTTGCGCCACCCGTTACGCTATAATAGTTGACTACATGACTCCTTGCCGTAAATGCACCACCGTCGATTGGTCTCCATGCGGCCTGCCCCGTTATATTGCCAGCACCAAGCCGCAAGCCAAAACCTGCGGCGGTAACCGCGCTGCGGTTGTTGGTCGTGTTGCCATACACCGCCAAAGACCCGCCCCAGCGGGGGCCGCGATTGCCCACTACGCTGGCGTTGACACCGTTGACTGCCTGCCACAAACCAACTCCCTCCAACCCAAACCAATAAGTGGTCTGCATCTTGTTGCGCGGATCGGCAAACTCTTGGCCGACGAGATCCCGCGTCATCAAGCTGGATGCACTGCTCGCCGTCTGCGAGGGCGCGGTGTTCGCTGTCCCGCCCAAGGCCACATCAGTCAGATCCCCGCGTTCTGCAACCGAGGCATTGGTCGCGCCTGTGGCGACGAGGGTGGCGGCTTGGTTTGCGCCGAGGGTAAGCGATGCGCTGCCGCCTTGGATCGTGATGCCGTTCCCCGAGTTGATCACCAGAGCATTCGTGGTTGCGTTGATTAAATAATAGAACGCTCCGAGTCGGCCATTGCCGATCCGGTTAATCGGCGTGCTGCTCGTAATGCGGATCACGTTGGCGTTGTCGGGCAGCGTGAGGCGAAATTCGGAGAACCCACCGGACGCAACATCGGCGCTGTCGAGCGCCCAAGTGGCGGGCGTGGCGGTGTTCAAGCTGCCAACTGAAAGCGTGCCTGCGACTGAGACGTTGGTGGCGAAGGTTGCGGTTCCAGTGACCGTGACGTTGGTGCTGAAGGTTGCCGGAAGCGGGAACGTTGTCGGCGGGTTGTCGATCTGACCGTAGGCGGTGCAAGCGGCCAGCAGCAGGATGGTGAGCAGGCGGTTCATTTAGATTCCTTGCTTGGCAACGTAAGACTTGCCGGAACTGCTGCACCGAACGCGGACTTCCTGCGATGGCACCCAGGCTGAATTGAATGTCACACTGCCGCCGGGCTGCACGACAATGCCGTCTGCGGCCCCTGCGTTAGCGCCGAAGTTAATGCTCATCACGGTGTCACTGATGTTTTGAAAGACGAAGTAGGTGCGCGACTCGTTGGCGACCATGACGATGTGGGAGCCCGCTGCTGCGGCGCCGGAGGTTGTCGAGCTGTGGTCAAGCACATTGCCGGTGGATGGTTTGGTTTTTACGTTAGGGAATCCCATAGGTTTTAGTAGTTGGTTAGTATTGCGAAACCTGCGCGGTCCACCTGCGGACCTGCTTTTGCTGGTAAGTAAATTTCTCGGTCTCCTTGACGAGCGACAGTTCGGCCCGGCCATACATGACCTGCGCTTTGTCGAGTTGGCCGTCTTCGGTCAAGAGGTCGCCGGTGAGGCTGAACTTGAGGTAGTCGGCTAGGATCTGCGGGACGGTCTGGGCAAGCGCCGTAGCGAGGACGGTGGAAAGCTCCGTGGCGGGCAGCCGGAAGCGGACATAGATGGTGTCAGGGCAATCGCTGGGCAGGCGGATCTTGTCGAGGTCAAGACTGAATGCGATTTCTCTCGGTGCGGCGTGTGTGCGGGTATCGTCTTGATAGACGGCAAATACGTCCCCGATCTCGGTCTCGCCGGCTTGCGCAAGGTCCAGGTAGATGTCCTCGTCCACTCCGGTCTGCGTGGTCCGCTCTTCGGTGCGGCACAAATCGGGCCAATCATAAAACTCCCAAGCGTCCCGAAGGTGGCTGGCGAGGTTATCCACCATGATCGTCTTGGTGGTCGTGGGCAGGTTGTCGATGCTGCTGCCATCCAACCCGGCGCGGCTGGCGGCGTTGGTGATGATACTGGAGACGGTCACGGTTTTCATGCTGCCTCCTTGATCAAGACGATCTGCGCGGCCTTGCCGGCGAAGGTGTAGTCGCTGTCGCGGTTGACGTTGCCAGCGGAGGAGCGGACATAGACTCCTGCGGCGTGACGGCTGTAGAGCGGGATGCCGGAACCGGCCAAGACACGCCAAGCCGATCCGACCGGCGCCGAGGCGTCGAGCGGGAGGTCAGCGTAGGTGCCCACCTCGCGGGCCAGCGGCGCGGCGGCCGATGGGGCGCTGGGAGCAAATCCTCCGGTTAAAGCGTTGTAAGTCATTAGCTGCGAGTCACGGTTGCCAGCGGCGTGTTATCCACGGTTGGGGGCTGCGTCCGGTAGGTGAAGTTGACGGTTGCGACTACAGTGCCCGAGGCGCCGCCTTCGCGGTAGGTCACGGTCTGCGCGTTGTTGGTCGAGCCGTAGTAAGCGAACGAAATGTAGTCATGCTGCGGGATGTTGAGCCCGGCGACATTGCGGACGGAAATGTTTGGGTGCATGGCGTTAGGCGGCGGGCTGTCCGCCCATTTGCTGCTGTTGACTTATTTGTTTCAGCGCAGGCTGGGCGCCAACGCGGCCGATGACGGCGTTTTGCTGCTGCTGCAACTGGAATTGGAACGCCTGGGCGCGGGCGTCGATCATCTTTCTGAATATCTCGTCCTGTTGATAACGCTGCTGGACGGCTGGGTTGCTTTGGACAATGCCCTGCAGGGTTTGCAGACGCACCTGTGCGTTTTGTCCGCCTTCCTTGAGCGGGGGTTCGGTGCCAGCGGCGATTTTGGCAAATGCGCCTTGCTCGTCTTCCTGCTCGGCTGCGGTCGCGGCGCCGATGTCTTGGACCAGCATGCTCGCCATGTTGGGGTCCACCGCTTGGAACATGTATTTGATGAGCCCAACGCGGTCGATGACACCGAAGCTGTCCATTGGGACGAGGATCTTGGCGAGGTAGTCGAGCTTCGCGCCCAAGGCTTCGGCATCAAGCATGCGAGCATCGAATTCTGCCGTGATATCAAACCTGCCGCGAATGTCCTGCGGACTGGCGTTGAAGGGAAGCTGGTTGCCGGTCACCCGGGCGACTTCCTCGGGTGTCATGTACTGCTGCGCGAGGGCCATCGTTTGGACAACGCAGAGCTTCATGTCGAGGAGCCAGCCGTCGATCAGCTCTTGGGTGTGCAACATGGAGAGCTGCGGGGCAACGCCCTCGGCCATGCGGCCGAAGTAGGTGTTTACGTCAAGGCGGGTCGCCTGTTCGATTTCGATGCTGCCCTGCGAGAGGCGCGGACCCTCCATCCATGAGATCTCGCCCTGCCTGCGCTCAGGGATCTGGACCCCGGGCCCCATGACCAAGTCAAACTTGCCGCGGTTCGCCGGCACGCGAAGTGGAGGAAGCGTCTGGAGACTTGTGGAATCAACCCGGGCGTCCCTCTGCACCTTGATCTCTTCCTGCGCGGTCTGCACCAGCTCGGGGATGCCGCGGGACTCGAGGATAGGGCGCGTGGTGCGCTCGCGGCAAAGCTCAACGAAGGGATAGTTGCCGTGCGCATAGGGCAGGATGTCATGCAGGGCGACCTTGTCGGTCACGTTGAAGGACATGATGGTGCGCGTGACACGGACGGCGCCGGTCTTCTCGTCGATCTCTTTTCTGAAGACGTGCCAGATCTCAACCATGTCCCGGAGCTGCTCAGGGAAGAGACGGTCGGTGCGGCTGATCGTCATGTTGACGCGCCGGAGCTGGCCCTTGTATTTGCTGGCGCGCTCTACCCAGTCTTCGTCCCAGCCTTCAATGTTGCCGCGCTCGCGCAGCTCAACCTCGGAGAGCAGCTCACGGCGGGCCACAAAGGGTGCGCGCTGGATGCTCCAGGTATTGCTAGGAAAGATGATGTCCTCCCAGGGCTCCAAGGCCGTCCACATCGGCTTAGACTCAAAAATGTACGGCGACTCCCATTCGACCGCTCCCTTCTCGCGGAATTGGCGGACCTTGGTGACGCTGCCAAGCTCAGGGATAACTTCGCCCATGAGCTGCGCGGCCAGCTCTTCCTGCAGGGGATCAAGGACAACCTCAAGGAGGGCCTGCAGGTTGGGGTCTTGGGACTCCTGCAGCATCATCATGGCGTCTTCCATGCTGAAGCTCTTGATCTCGGTGCGTGTGGTCTTGACCCAGTCGATGGCCATGACGGCGAGGCCGTAGGTCTCTCTAAACTCAGCGGCGAGGCGGACTTCCCGGCGAAGGTCATCAAGACAGTGCTGGAAGAGGAGCCACTTGAGGACGGCCTCGGCGGCGCTGCGCTTGTCGATGTCCATGGACTCAACCGGCTGGACTTGCACGCGCGCTTTGAAGAACGAATTGACCAGCATCGTGACACGCTCGGAGATGATCTGGTCAGCGAGCCGGATGCGGACATCGCTGGAGCCGTCGAATGGAAACGGCTGCTTGCCGAGGGCGCCTTTATGTTTGCGGCCGTCTTCGCTCTGCCCGGACCAAATGCAATAGCGGGTGTTCCAGTTCCTTAACTTTTTGTGGACATAGGTGCTGCCGTCAACATCTGCCTGGTCGATCTCGTAGAGGATCTTGGAAATGTCTTCGCGGTCGAGCTTCATGGAACAATAATGGTGGTGTTGCGCGAGGTGTAGGCGACGGCGGTCTCGGGGTTTTGTTTTTTGAACCAACGGCGGAAGCCTTTGTCCTTCCAGCAGTCATCCCCAAGGTGTTTCTTCCAGGCGAAGTAAGCGTCCGCCGGGATGTCCATGACGTGCTGCCCCAAGCCTTCGACCGTGCAGTGTTCGATCTGGTTGTTGACTTGGGCGACCTTGGCGACCTCCACGGCGGCGAGGGCCTTTTGTGCCTGCCAGCCGCGCTGAAGTTCCTCGGCAACGAGGAACGACATTTCTTCGCCGAGATCAGCGACTAGGTCGCTGTAGATTTCCTCTGCCATCTAACTGCTGCGCCGGCAGGGGTTACCTGACGGCGCAGTGTGTTAGAACGCTGAGGGAGCGTTCAGTCGGTGACTAGGAAGTCGCCGAGAATTTGCCCATCGCCTTCGGGGTCATGACCGCGAGGGAGACGATGGCATCGACCAAGCCGCGAGGACCGCCGCCCATGTCGGGAAGCTCGTCGAAGCGGGGCTTGCGTCCGTACCGGATCATCAGATGGTCCGCGTTCACAACGTAACCGCGAGCGAACTTCTCAGCGTCGGTCGCAGCGGCGGCCGCGAGCAGAAGGCTCGGGACGATTTCCACGGTGGAGAAGTCGCCTTCGTACAGGCTCACGTTGGCCGTGAGCTTGTTGCTCTCGGCGCTCTGCGCGGTCTGACGGAGGTTGAACACGTTGGCCGTGGCGTTCACGGTGAAGCGGGTGAAGTTGGTGATCGCGCGCTTCAGCGTCGGTCCGCAGACCAAGACGAGACGATCGGTCGTGCCGGTCTGCTCGTAGATGGACTGGAGGACAGCCTGGAGGTTGCTCTCGGTGAGAGAGGCCGTGGCGGTCGTGTTGACGCTGGCGGTCGGAGTGCGTTGCGATGAAGCAACAGCGAGGTCCGTTTGCGCGCCGTTTTGAATCCACTTGCCGAGGCCCCGGGTTTTATACGGAGTCGAGGCACCGGATTGCTCCTGTGACTCGGAATCGGACGAGATGATCGCCTCAATGTCACGCTTGAGTTCAGTCAAGGCAACGGCCGTGGCGCGTGCAAATTCGCGCTTCTTACCAATCGCGGCGACATCGGCCACGTTGGCTTGGAAGTCATCGGTCTGGAACGCGCGGCGAACTTTCTGGGCGCGGGCCGAGAGAAGCACACGGTTGGAGGCTTCGTCGCTGTAGGTGCTGACATCGGCCGAGGACATGACGCCGTCGAGAACCGGGGCGCTGTAAGCATCGGCGAGGTAGCTGTAGATACCAGGATTAGTGATATCGGGGCCGACCTTCGCAATGCTGGAAGAGATCGGGGTATTTTTTGCATCGACAACGCTGATGACATCCATGAGGTCTTCGCGCGTTCCGACTGCGGGGAACAAGGTTGCTGCCATAATTTTAGGTCTTTCTTGGTTTTAAGGTTTTTCTCTAGCTGAAGAGCTTGTCTGACATGAATGCTTCCAGGTCATCGAGACCGGCGCTGCCTGACATAACTCTGTCTCGCACGTCCCTGCGGACTGTGCCTTTGGTGGAAGACTTTGCGGAGCTGACCGGGTTTGCGGGAGTAGGGGTCTTGGGATCTGACTTCGCTGACGAAACTTTCTTTGCTGCGGTGGCCTTGGCGGCCTGCGCTTTCTGGTTGGCCATGAGCTGCTGCTCGCCGTAGAGGGCCAAACCGACCCAGTACTCATGCTGCGGGAGCTTCAAAAGCTCCGGTGCCTGCTTGACCGTCGCCATGTAGGCGGTGTGCATGTCGGTGCCCTTTTTGAAGATGTCCGGGAACACGTCCTTTGCGGCCGCGATGGCCGGCTGACGCTGCGAGAGCCATTGCTGGCGCTGCGGGGCGTGAATGGTCAGAACGTCATCGGCCTTGATCAGGTAGTCCTTCACTTGGTCGGAATCTAGGTAGACTTCCGAGCCGTCCGGTCTTTTGACCGTGGCGCCGTCCGTATTCTTCAAAGCCCACCGGCGGACTTCCTGGGCAGACTTGATTTTTGCATCAAGGGCTTCCGTAGTGTCCACATCGGCGAGGGGATTTTCGGCTGTGGGCGAGAGGACCGGCCTTGCGGACTCGTTGAGCTGGGCTTCCAACTCGGCGAGGCGCGTCTTGGCCTGCGTGGCTTCCGACTCCAAGGACTGCGCTTTTTCAAGTGCCTCCTTTTTCTGGGCCGTTAGCTTGTCGATGCGGCGCTGGATTTTGTCCGGTGCGGCCGCCTCGGGCTCCTCGTCCTCGGACTCGTCGTCCTTGGCTTCCTCTGCGACATCTTCGGAGGAGGCTTCGGCTTGCGCCTCGGGCTCCTCAGTTTCGTCAGAACTGTCAATGATCTCCTCAGAACTGGGCGTTTCTTGCGGCTCAGGGACGAACGGTTTTCCGCCGACTTCCTCGAGCAACATGCTCATTAGTTCCGATCCTTCTCCTGCAGCCGGGGCTGCTGTTTCTTCCGCCATGGGTTTAACCCTCCAAGTAGGTACCAGGGTGAAGCGTCACCAAGACCGACCGAATAAAACAAACCACAGCCCCATCGGGGCACTCCGTATTCGATGGCAGAGAGTATGGCAGACAGCTGTTCTTTTGTCCAGCACTTATTCTGATTGCGGCAATTCTCCCGGACATTTGCCGCAATGGCGTAATTTTTATGCTGATGGCGTCACAAAAAGTGGTGAGTTTTTAGAGCTTCGCCGCCTCAGCTCTGCGCTGCTCAAGGTCATCCCACAATTCCTGCAAGGCGTTGAGCTGGCCGGCAGCGTGGGCGAGCAGTCCCGGGTCTTTTGCTGTGGCCATGTTTGAGACCAGCAGAGAGGCATCGGCGATGCGGTCCTGCAGCGCGAGCATGACGGCCAGCCACGCGGCCGGCGCCTGCTCCCGCGGGAATGCGAGCGCGGCGGACGTGTCGAAATCTTCGGGGTTTTTGTACATGTCGCTTAGGACATGTACACGGCGTGTACTAATGGTTAGGTGCATAGTTTTTGGTTATCGTGTGATTCGTATGCCGCGCAGGAGCTTGTCGGCGCTGACCACAAATGGTGCGCAGTCAATGCAGCACGGCCCGAGTTGCGGGTCGCGGAGCCACTTCGGCGTCAGGGGCTTTTCACAGACCTGGCACAGCGGGTGGCCGCCTGGGGCACACTTCCAGTCGTCTGGCGGTGGAACTTGGCCCCGGAAGAGTGTAGTCATTAGTAGCTGCCACCTCCGCGGGACTTCATGGAACCTCCGTCGATGAACATGGCGTCGGAGAGGCAAATATACCGGAGCACGTCGATTGGATCTTTGGTCGGCGCCTTCTTGCCGTCAGCTCCGGTATAGGTCTGCAGCGCATAGATCGTGTTCTTGCAGTTTTCGCTAATGTAGAGCCGTGGCTGGTTGCGGGCGTCCACCGGCTGCTCGGGGTTGTATGACAGGGCATCGTTGATCATACCAACGCCCTCATCGATGCTGTCGCCCGGCGTGGCGGTGAAGAACATGTCGAGGGACGCCATTTCGTCGATGAGTGTGGTCGGTGCTTCCTTGCCAAGCGTCTTGGAATGGCCATAGCGGCTGTCCATCCACCGCTCAAAGATGGGCTCGCCGTCTTCAACGCGCAGGATCTCGTCCTTGTAGCGCTCCAAGCCAAAGCCGAAGTCCTGCATGGCGGGACCGGGGCGGCCGTCCATACGCTTGCCGTCTGGCAGAGCCCACTCACCGGCGTAGCCGACGCCTTCGATGTATTCGGTCTGACTTGGCCATTCGCGGTAGACGATGGTGCGGCCCGCGGCGTCAAAGACGGTCCAAAGCATGAACCAATTCTTGCCGGACGCCGGATCGACCCAGTGGTAGCGGGTGCCAGCCGGGACATCAGCGTACCGAATGACGTGCACCTTGGGATTAAACAGCGGGAAGCGGCCGGCGATGGCTTTGGTTGGCACACCGTACGCGCGCGTGAGGATTTTCTCCCGGGTCTCGCTCTGAAGCTCGCGCTTCATGCGGGACCATCCGGCCCAGGGATTTGACTGCGTGTGAAAGTAGAGGACCGGGCGACCCTTGGGGTTGATCTGCTCAATGGGCACTTGCTCATGACCGATGACCTTGCCGTCTGCGTCTTTTCGCGGGAGAAGCTCGGCGTCGATCTCTTGGACGTTCTTGGAGCCGTTCAAGTAGTCGGCGACCGTGGGCGACCAGCCCTGCACCGGCGTAAAGGTCACGGCGAGCTTGCCGTTGCGGTCAACGAGGCGGAACCGGAGGGTTTCCAAGACATCAAGCGGCACCAACTCATCGCACCAGCACGCATCGATCTCGCCGCCCTCAATCGTGGACGGATCTTGGGCGTAATTGCGGAAGATGCAGACCGCTTGGTTGGGCGCAACGAACTTGGCCTCGGTGAAGCCGCCCTTGACGCTGTAGGTGATGTTGGTGACCTGTCCCTTGCGGGCGTTACGCCACTCCGGCGGCATGTACTTCCAGATTCTGGGCTGCTGCAACTCAATAGAGTTGGGCGCGGTGGTCTGAAAGCACCAGACGACGGCTCCGGGCTTGGAATACATGGTCTTAATGACCTCCTTCGCGGCCCATTCGGTCTTGCCCGACCTGTTTCCGCCCATGACAAGCAACTCGCGGTGTTTTTCCAGCAATTCGGACGCGCGGCGCCACACCGGGGGGATGAAACCGTGGCGGAAGGGATCATTGGCCTCGCGTGCGATCAATTCCTCGCGCTTTTTGAGGTATGCCCAGCCCTCCTCGGCCCCTAATGAAGCGAGATAGTCATAATCAACCTGCATCACCGGATGCGGGGTCGGCTGAAAGCGCGACTGATGTGCGTTTTGTTCCATTCCTCTGCGTTGTCTCCGCAACGCTCCTTTCCCCTGAGCTAATATTAGGACGCCGAGCCGGTGCCCTGCGCCGGGCCAGCTCCCCCGAGCTGTTGTTTAGCCGTCTCGGCGTCCTAAATCTGCCTCCCAACGATGTCCATCGTCGGGTTTTCTAAAACTGTCACTTGATCCGACCGGAAGTGCCGGATCTTGCCGCCGTCCTCGAGGACAACGGCGAAAATGTCGTTCGACAGCGGCCCGCCGGACTCAACGTAGAGCAGGCTGCCGTAGCCGACCGGCGTCTCCACCGGGACGATGCGCTGAAATTCATGGATCATCTAAAGCATGACGGCGCGGAGGTTGGCTGCAGGCCCCTCCGCTCGCTCACACCACTTGCTCTCGGCCGCCACACCACATAACAGGCCGCTGCAGAGCGTTTGATGCCGTCAGATAAAGTCATCGGCGCGCCTTCTTCGCTGCCATCTCAGCACACAGAGCGTCGGCCTTTTTCTTCGCCGACTTGGCGACCATCGTCGCGCGCAGACCCTTGAGACGCATGATCTCGTTGTCGATTGCCTCAATCTCGGGCGTCATAGTTTTATATTTTTCCATAAAGTCAGGGTTGAACGGTCACATGCCACAAGCCGATTTGGGCTAGGGCATAGCCGAGCCAGATAAGGCCGTTCCATGCGTTGTGCTGGATGAGGGCTTGGTCTACGGCGACGGCGAAATACATGAGGCCAACGAGGGCGATGAGGACGGCGCTGGTCATTTGTCCCATCCTTCCCGCAGGTGCCCAAAGTCCCGGCATTCGGTAACCTCGATGCCCCCAGTGCCGCACACGCCGCACCGTCCGATGTGGTAGGTCGCCGCGGCGTTGCCCTCGGGGCGCTTGCCGTGCAAACGGCCGCACTGGTTGCATATCCATTCGGGATACTGTTTAGGTTTAGTCATAAAAATTCCGTCCCAGTTGCGGCGAAAGAGCGTCCCATTTACCGCGCGCGGGGTGTCGCCCTTGCCGGCGCTCATTGCTCTTCGTCCTCCTTGCCGCACTTAATGGCCCATACGAACATGAATCCGTAGGCGGCTAGGGCACCGATGAGCATGCCGGCGGCGAGGCCGATGAGGATGAAGCCGGCGGCGGTCATTCGTGGACGCGCCTCCATTTATCTTTCCACATCGACCTCGCCATCGTGGCGGACTTCTCGGCGACTGCTTCTTCGCTCATGTCCGGGCAGACATGGTGCATCAGCTCATGCAGAACCGTGTCCAACTCGTCCGCGCCGGATTGGCGGGGATCGATGTAGACCTTGCCGTCGCCCATGGTCATCCCGTCCGCTTTTTCACGGCCGAGCTTCTTGCGGACGATGGATATGGTTCTGCGTGGGGGCATTAGGCAGCTTTCTTGAGTCGAAGATTTGCGTAGTGCAGGAACAGGCGCGCCTTGAACACTTCCCAGTACGGCTCGGCGCTGAACATCCAGGCGACCTCGAAGTCATCTGGGCTCTCCTTGCCGATGCGCACGATGCCGCGGCGTTGGATCTTCATGTCCGGCCGGTTCTCGTTCCACAGCTGCTCGTAGCCGGCGAGCTGCACCTTGTGGGCGCCCACGATGGCTTTTGATGTCTTCCAGTCAAGGAGGACGATCTTGCCGTTGCGGTCGCGGCTCGGGGCATCGATGGTGCCGCCGAAGAGGTAATCCTCGGAGACCAGCTGGACCTCGGGCTCAATGACCGTGAAGCCCTCTTCGTCCCACCAGCGGCGGAAGTTGTTGTAGGCGATGGTCGCCTTCTCAATGTCCGCGGAGGAGAACTCGGCGAGGTCGGGCTCATGATTGTGCAAAAAGCATTCGATCATGAAGTGGGCAACCGTCCCGATGTCGGCCGCTTTGTCGCGGACCTTCCGGTAGTCAAGACCCTCCATGCCGAGCTTCCATGCCCAGTGAATCAAGCCACTGGTGTCCTCGCCGATCTTGGCGATGGTTGAGGCGCCGGGAACGTCAGTGCCGTCCTTGAGCGGATACTTCTGGTGTGCCCGGGTCTTTTCGAGGCGGACGATTTTTTGCCCGGCTGCATTGAAGCGGTCGGGCTCGGCGGGTTTGACCGCCCGAGCCTTGCGCGTGGTTGCCCTGCGTGGTGCTTTGGCAGGCATGCCGGTTACCAGCTGATCTCTTGGTCGTCGGTGCCGGTCTTGGCTGCGGGGGCTTTGGCCTCGCTCACGTCGAAGCCGTAGGCCGAGGCGCTGCCGCCGTCGCCCCAAGTGACGAGGTCGAGTACTTGGATGGCTTTGGGTTGGAGCGTAATGCCGGCGCCCAGGGTCGCGCTGTACCAGAAGTATGGCACCACAGCGACCTTGAGCTTACTGCCGCCGCCGACATTGGCCTCAATGGGCTGGCCGTCCGCCCCAAAGAGTTTCGGTTGGCGGCTGTATTCTTCGCCGGCCTTGCTTTTGCCCATGGCTTTGACCTTGAGCTTGAATTGCGTCATGCCGTCGTTTTCCTCCCACGGAAAATCGTACATTTTCAATTTGTCCTTCTTCAACTCGCGCTTCTTTTCTTCAAGGAACTCACTGAACATGCCTTCGATGGCGGCGATGAACTTGGCAGCGTCGTCGTTGGACATCTCCAAGTTGACTTTGTACACGCCGTGCGGAGCCTCCGTTGTGGCGTATTTGCGGTCAGGGGCGTTGAGGTGGGGATAGCGAGCGATGCCCGCGGGTGTCGTGATGGTTTTGTTTGCCATGTTAGTTTGTGGTTGGGTTTTGGTTTTGTGTTGGTACTAGAAAATCGGAGCGGCGAAGGATCGTGAGGAAGTCGGCCGCGCGGAGGGTGATCAGCCAGTCTTCTCCGGTGCGTTTGTGGGCGACGACCGGGAACAACTTGTCCTTGGCATCGCGGATTGCCTGGGCGATCCAGTCTTTGACCTTGGTGACTTGGCAGAATTTGACCTCCCAATGCACGTCAGGGAGACAGGGGCAGACGACATCGGGGGAGTCGCCGAGGCCGCTGAACTGCTGGCCGCGCCGGATACCGGAGTCACCGAATGCTTCGCGCAGTTGGTCGCGCCACATGCGTTCGCCGCGGGCGCCTTTGGCTCGGGAGTTCATTTGTAGAAGGCCTCCTGCACTTGCCGGGATGGTGCGTAGACGGTGTCGCCGCCGTCCGCGGTGCGGCCCCCGAGGGCGGCGTCTTGAAAGCGGGTGAGGCGCGGGCGCCAGATGAGGTTGACCTTGCCGGTGGCGCCAGCGCGGTGCTTTGCGATGTGCAGCTCGGCGTCTTGGGGATCGGGCTCGGTTTCTTGATCCGCTGCGTAGTATGCGGGGCGGTGCAACAAAAGCACTAGGTCGGCGTCCTGCTCAATGCTACCGCTCTCGCGGAGGTCGGACATCTTGGGCCGGTTGTCGCTTCGGTCTTCGCTCTTGCGGTTGACTTGGGCAGCGGCGATGACCGGAACGCCGAGTTCCATGCTCATGGCTTTGAGTCCGCGGGAGACAAATCCGACTTCGTTTTCGCGGGACTGGGCTCCGACATGCGAGACGAGCTGCAGGTAGTCAACGAAGATGGCTTTGACGCCCCAGCGGCGGACGGCCAAGCGGGCGCGGCCACGGATGTCGAGCATGGTTAAGCCTCCGCGGTCATCCACATATAAGGGCTCACTAGCGAACTGGTCGGCGGCCTCGGTGATGCGCAACTTGCTGGCGTGGTCGAGGAAGCCGTTTCGGATGACTTCGATGTTGGTCTCCGCGCGCCCGAGGACAACGCGGCAGCCCAACTCGTTAGCGGGCATTTCGAGGCTGAAGTAGAGAGCAGGGACGCCGCGGCGCACCATGTTCTCGCACATGTTCAGCATGAAGGCGGATTTGCCCATCGCGGGACGGCCAGCGATGATGGTGAGCTGCCCTGGGCGCAGGCCGCCGGTCATGTAGTCAAAGGCTTTGAAGCCGGTCTCAACGCCGAGTTTTTGCCCCGGGGTCATAAGTTTTTCCAACTCGTCGAGCAAACCGGGCACAATGGCAGACGCAGGACGCATGCTGTCGGTGCTCTGGCCAAGGCTAAGGGACAAGACTGACTCTCCGGCGTCTTGGAGCACGTTGTCGGCGGGTTGCGAGAGGTCGCTGGCGGCGGACTGCAGACGCCCGGCCGCGTTGAGGATTGCGCGGCGTGCGTGGAGGTCGCGCAATGTTTGCACATGGTACTCCACTGCGGCGGGACCACCGGCGGTGTGCGAGACCATGTCAGTGACCGCTCCGGCGCCGCCGACAAACTCAAGGCGGTCGTGGCTGGCGAGGACTTGGGTGACGGCCACAATGTTCGGCACGCCGCCGGCCGCGCGAATGTCGCGGATGACACTGAAGACCTGCGCGTTGGCGGGCGTGAAGAAAAGGTCAGCGTTCAGACCGGCGATCTCGTCGATCATGTTTGGCTCTGACATGAGGGCTCCGAGCACTGCGGCTTCGACCTCGGGGGAGTTTGGCGTGACTTGCTTTTTCATTAGGCGGCGCCTCCGTCGTTATTCTCCAAGATAACTATGACAATCATTGCCAGCACAATCAGCAGCAGGTAGGTGATGAGCAGTGCGTTCACTTGCGCGCCTCCGTAGTTCTGCGCGCTGCTCGAGCCAGCGGGTGCACGCAGCGTCCACCATGAGAAAACTTTCGTAGGCGTAGGGGGAAATCCATAGGTCGGGGGTGATGGCGGCAAGTGCGGCGCGGTTACGGGCTCGGTGGGTGGCGGTGATTTTTGCGGGGTTGCCGTCAAGGGTTTCCATGGCACTTAGTAAGACTGGGTGGTGTGCCGTGGCGTCTGTCCATGACTGTCCCAGAGTGTCCACGTCATGGCAAGAGTTTTTCTATGGGCAGATCAAGATTTTCGGGGTCGGTCATGAGAAGGGCTTCGTGCTTCTCCTGGGCGGCCGCGGGGGTCAGCGCGGCGCAGCCTTGGAGGGCTTGCCGGAGCAGTCGGCGCTGGCCCATGAGGTCGGCGATCTTGGACTCAAGGTCGCGGATCTTGATGGACTGAATGCTGGATTCTGCCCGGGCGGGGCCGAAGTTGATTTGGCCGAGCATCACGCTGCCCTCCTGCGCTTGGCGTCGTAGCCGTACAGCCAGGCGGACTTGCGGAAGGTTGGTTCGGTGATGATGCCGCGGGAGGCGAGGAAGCGGTCGCAGGCGGCGTGCACCTCGAGGTGCCGGATGTACGGGCAGCCGGGGGTGCCTTCTTCGATGACTTCCGTCTTGCCGTTTTTCGTCATCATTTCAGTTCCTCCTTTAGACTGATCTTTTGCCAGACATCCTGGAGGGCCATGAGGTTGGCGATGGTTTGCTCAAACAGCTCATCGACGGCCTCGGCGTTGATGGTTGGGCGGCCATTCTCGCGGGTGACTGCGGGGGGCTTTTTCTTGGTGGGTGTTTTGGTTTTCATTTAGGTGGTCAAATGTACAGGCGG